AAAATTTCTTAATTTTAAAGAAACTAAGTTGTTTTCCATTGCTGTGTTAAAAGCTTTTTTAGGACTGTACTCAAAACGTCCAGGTTTAAATACAGCATCAGCAGTTGAGTTAATAGCACTACCACTATTTGGTATACTAGCTACTTGTTCACTTCCTATTTTTATAGGTAATGCTCCTGTACCAAAATCATACGCAGTTGTACCAGCGTCTAAATAAAACATAATACTTACCACATCAATTACTTTGGAAACCCCAGGTGCAGCAACTAAATTTATTGCTGTGTCTGCTAAAGTTAAAAGTGAGCCTGATGGTATAGTAACTTTTGCCGCATTCGTATTAATACCGAAGAAAGCTTGCAGTTGTTCTACTGATACATTTTTTGTCATTAACTGATTTTCTTTATCAGTTATAATTACATAATCGTCTTTGTCAAGATGCGTAATTAAAGGGTACGAAGATAGTGAACTGATTTTTGCCAATTTATTCTACTTTTTCTAGAGACTCCATAACGTCTTCTTCTTTTGGAGGATTAACCTCTCCAGTTTGAAGATTGATTTGTACTTTGTCTCCGTATTTATTAATTAATTCTTGTTCCATTGACGCAAAATCTTTTCTGAATGCATCAAGTTCTGCTATTAATTTAACTTTTTGCAATTCGCATTCTGCGATTTTTATTTTAGTGTTTTGAAAGTTTGTGTTTAGAACTTGTAAAGCTCCTAATTCTTCTGTTGTAAGTTTTTGATTTTCTGCCATTTTAAATAAATTTAATTGTTAATTATTCGTACAAAGATAGTTAATTTTTTTTTTAATCAAAGAGCATCAAACAATGCTAAATCTATAATGTCATAAGTAACAAGAATTTTAAAAGTACCATTACCTTGAGTGGGGTCTTGAGAAGCATTACGAATAACCATTTGAAAAGGAGCATTAATTTGTGGTTCTTTTGCAACTGATGTAAGCCTTTGTACTACTATGTCTACAGTTGAGTTTAATTTTTCTTCACCGACTCTAGTTATATTACGACCCTGATTTGAAATATCCCAAGTACCTACATCAAATTGGATATCCGCACCATAATCATAAGGAATACTACCTACTTCGACATAAAAGAAAACAGAATATACCGATAGAACTTTATTAGGCCCTGGTGCAGGAATTACTTCTACAGGGTTTGCATACGTTGGCACACCGACACCAGTTATTCCTCCTACAGCCATACTAGCTGTAATAGGCTCTAATTCAAATAAACTTTGTATATTTCTAAGTTTTGTAGTTTTAGTTAACAATTGATTATCCTTATCAGTTATTACAACATAATCTTCTAATGTTGGATTAATAAGGGGGTATGCGTTTTGATTACTAATTTTTGCCATTTTATATTATTTTATAAGGTCTAAATCTATTATTTTATATTTTATTGAAGCGTATAAAAAACTATCACTTCCGTTTATCGGGGTGCCTGTTGAGTAAAAATTACTATTCCATACGTAAACACCGTAATTTATTGGGAGAGTGTCGTTTACAAAAGCTTTATAATGAAAAGCTGGAGTAGTAGTTTGAAGTTGACCTACTCCTAGAATACCGAAGTACCTTTCACCGCAGCAATCCATAGCCCAAGTACCATCACCTGGAGTACCCCACTCTGGTGCGTAAATATAAGTGGGAGGGTTTGTAGTAGGCCAGCACTGACCCCCTCTTAGAGTATTAGGGTCTGTACAAGAAGCGGGAGGTGTATAAGGCGGTATACTAGATGTATATGCAGAACATTGTGGGTCTTGCCCTCCCCAGATACCCCAATAATCAGTTGCATTTGTAAAAGGCTGAGAGCCAGGCTTTACATAAAGTACTAAGGTTTCAGGTTTAATAACTTTATTAGGGCCTGGTCTTGGTACCATAAGTACAGGGCTACAACGTAAAACTTGCAATTGACTTAAACCTAATTTTACACGTGAAATATAAGTATTATTATTAGTTGTAGTGATTACTGGTCTAGCATCGGCTAAGGTACAAGTCTTTGTTTCTAAATCTTTAGTGTCTTGGTCAGTGATAACCACATAATCATCTAGTGTTGGAGTTATATCTGGATATGCTACTACATTACTAATCTTTGCCATAATTACGCTCCTATTACTTTACTTATATTAGCGGAAGAAACTCCGATTACACTACCTATGTTTTCTGCTTCTACACCATTCACAATATTTCCATAACCAGTCGCAGTTGCAGTAAATTCTAATCTTGGCACATAACTAAAATTTTGATATGCGTTTATTGTTTGCGGAGTAGCAAGACCTCCTCCATTGTTGTAATCAAACCACCAAACTATAGCTATTTTTAAATAGCCACTGCTAAAATCAGTAATTGCTGTTGAATTTAATGCAATAGTACTTATGCTGTTTGTGTCTGGCCAATAATTAGTTGAGCTGTTAGCAGAGTATAAAGTGTTAAAATCTAAACTGTCCCAATCACCTGAAACTAAATTACTATCAGCATTACCTTGTGCTGTTGATTTTATTACCGCAATAGGAAAGTTAGATGAAGTATTAGTTGTCGGGTCAAACTTTATGTCAAGGTCTGTTATTGTATAACCAGACGAATAAGCTGAAGTGTCGAAAGCCCAATAAGACCTGTGTAATTGCCACTCGCTACCTTTACCTCCAGATACATAACGAAATCTAACAGCAATTGCACTACTCGTTGTTGGTTGATTGTTTACTTGTAAAGCTGTAGTCCCATTTCTTAGTGCCGTAAAACTAACGGTAGACGATTGCACTAAATACCCATATTTACTTGCATTTATTGTTGGCATAGCTACTAATTATTTTGTACCCAAGTATTGTCAGGATTGAAGTATATTAAGTTTGAATCTAATACATATCCTACCAACCTAGCATAATCATTGGAACCTGTAGGTACGCTCGTAGTAAAAGCACCTGCTGTTGTTGTTGAAAGATAAAGAGGAGCACCTGCACTAAAACCGTGTGAAGCTTTTCTAAACACGCCTTGTAATAACATACCGTTTGTTCCCGAGTTACTTCCTAAAGCAACTGCTAACATTCGAGTAGCTGAATCATTATTTGCATCAGCTAAAGACCAAGCTGCTGCTAAATTACTTTTATAATATATACTACCAGCAGTTGTTCCAGATGAATGGAATTTTATTATTATTCCGTTTCCTTCTGTGCTAATTACGTCAGCACTTGCATTTAATAATAAACCACCGTTACCATCTAGTTCAATTTCTGAATTACTTTCAAGCTTTATATCACCAGTAACAGTCATTGAATTGTGGTCTATCTCTACAACATCAGTACCGTCAGAACCTATAAATACGTGATTAGTATTTCCGTTTACACGAATAGCAAACAAACCTTCTTCAGGTTGATATATACCAGTTTCACCACTAACTCTTGCAAAAGAAAAAGAACCTGTACTAAAAGTTTGATAATCTCCAATATGAAAATCTCCAGCAGGAATATCTAAAATTGATGTAGTACCAGTCGCATATATAGTTAAATCATTACCTGTTCCGAATCTAGATTTTACATTATCACCGTGCGAAGTAGTTCCTGTCATTGTACCACCAGCAAGTGGTAAATAAACTCCATCGACACCTATTTCAGATAATGTCCAAGTTACATTGGCTGAACCATTAACTGACTTTCCTGTATTACCGATTGTTATAGTTCTTGCCGTAGTCCAAACGTCTGCGTTAGGATGATAATTGTCGGCAAAAATTCTTTGATTTTCAATCGAAACTTCACCCGCACCCGTTCTGCTTAATGTTGTGTCTGT